GACAAAACGAAAACACCTATGATCGACGACAACTTTCGTAATATCGGAAAAGAAGCTGAACGGAAGCAGACACGCCTGAAGTATTCCAGTCTGCCAACGATATGCGAGCCGTTCCTAGCTGATATGCGCCTCACCACTCGTCCTCCTCTTATACTAACTCCAGACTTATATCCGGAGTATTTTCGAATGCGCGTATCACAGAAGTCTCCGCTTCAGGATTCAGTTTCTTTCGCTCACGAATTGTACAAAGAAGAAATCCTCGCGTTCAAAAACTGGGCGAAAACACCCGAGTTAGAGGAGTTAGCAAATACTGAGCTCAATTGGTCAACGCACTTACGCGAGGAAACATACGCACATTACGAGTCATATCGATACTGGGATATTATTGTCGAGCGCTATCGAAAGAGAAAACTAGAAAAGAATTTCGGCAAAACTCCATACATTGTCGGCGATCGGAAGTTCTTCTTCTATGATGGATTCATACTTGAACAGATTGGAGATTCAGTCATAACACGGGACGATGAAGGGAAAATCATTCGGCGTACTGCACCAAAGCGATACATCTTTACTTTCGAGCAAGCACAAATGTTTCAAGATTGTGCTCTCGCACGATTCAACGCTTTCTTAGCAATCGACGCAGGTATGCACAATGGTTCAAAAAGAACGCACGCGCTACTATCACGTCTTTTAAAGTGGCAAGAAGAAATACTCATCAAATACGGAAACCGCGGATATGAGCTTGTGAAAGGACCCGAGTCAGTTTATAAGTCGTACTTAACAGAACTGTCGGACGGTGACATACTGCCCGTAAGCTCATTTGTACGAACGTGCGCCAAACTGATGACGAAAGAAGAAAAATTGAACGACTCAAACGAACATCCTCTAGTATTAAAATTGATTGAAATTGTCAGAGACACCGACGACTTATCAACATCTGCAGAATTGTTCGGATGTACAAAGCTGTCTGGACACCCCTTCGTGTATGCAGCAAAATCTGCCAAATCTGTCCGCGAGGAAGCCTGTCCGAAAGGAAAGCTCGATCTAGTTTCGATTCAACAGTATCACAATCACTTCAAATTTCTCGTTCTACAGAGATATCTGACAAAAAACAAAACGTGGCCAGAATTTGTCAAGAAAGCCGAACCTAAACCAGGTACCAAGCTTCATTCTCTCTGGAAACGAGACATCTTGTATCTTCCTCAGAAAAGCTTTCCTTTGTCGGACTTATCAGAAGTCGAATTTAAGAAGTTCATGGAATTCGACTATTCCCCTGATTATCTCGATATGATAGACGACAAGGCAATCTGTCCCGGAGCACAACATGCCAGCGGATTCTGGTTCGGCGGAAACTCATCTGCCTATCGTCGTCTCTTGGAATCGTTGATTAAACGAAAAGATGTTGACACATTTGACATAGTCGAGAGAATGCGACGAGGAAAATTCAGCATTAATCAACGTATCGTTGAACTGACTCAGAAAGAGCGTGAATTCAAGACTTCCGCACGATGTTTTGCCAAGCTTGAGTTCGAAGTGAGGCTTTTCTTCGTCTTGACCGAAGCTAACCTGAAACGATTCATGGGTGGAGAAAATGGCGACGATGGATACTTGCCCCAACAGACGATGACGATGTCCAATACAAAGTTACGGAAGAGATTGTACGATCTCACATCTGAAAAAGCAAGAAACAATACATGCTTAGTCGAGGTAGATTTCTCCCGGTGGAATCTCCGTTGGAGGGCAGCCGCAGTCAACCCTATTGCAAGATCGCTGGAACACATATTTGGATTGCCAGGTGTTTTCTCTCAAGCTCATAAATTCTTCTCCAGTTGTACCTTCGTACTAACAGACAAGCATACACTTCCAGAAGGAGTAAAAAGTGGTATGCATGCTAAAGACTGGCCGACGTCTGATCTAGTTTGGAGAAATCACTACGGAGGAATAGAAGGAATTCAGCAAACCGTTTGGACTATATGCACTGTAGCAATGATGTTCTTTGCATTGCAGGACGAAGATTGCTCCTTTCACATGGCAGGACAAGGAGACAACCAGGTGTTCTACGTCTCGTTCGACGTCAGTAAGACCGATCTGCAAACTTCTCTTTTCAATTTCCTGCATAGTCTTGAAAGAAGAAGTGAGCGACTGAATCATGAAGTCAAACCTGAAGAATGTATCGATTCGAAGACGGTACTAACATATGGAAAAGAAATATATGTCGAAGGCGTACATATTCTTTATTCTCTGAAGTTCTCTTCTCGAGCATTCTCTCGCCTTGATCATTCAATTCCGTCATTAACGAAAGAGATTGCCGGAGTAGTGTCAAATTCTATTGCTGTTGCTGGGACTTTGAATAACTCAATCCGCGCGATCTGGTGGAAGTTTGTTCAAGTGTTTCTAATGTTACAGAGACGAAGATCATCTCTAATCAACTACCCCGAATGGCGTCATATAGATCGACTACTCGCTAACAAGACAGCCAGGAAAATACTGCTGATTCCAGGATCGGTCGGGGGACTTCCGATGATGCCCTGGACGCGGTATTTTAGCAAAGGTGAAACCGACGATCTCTCTTTCGATGTAGCAGCAACCTATCATTTGTCGCAAAATACAAAGTCGATTCGTAACTATATGAGTCTCTTGCTCAACGGAGAATTCATGCCGTATAAAATCGATCCAACAAATTTGATCAATGACCCGTATTCGATACCTATCGATAAGCCGGACGATGCATCGCACTTGATAGCCGACGCAGTTGGCAAGCAACTACCAAATATTGTAGTCAATCGGGACCTAGCTGCAATTGTAAAGCCTACTCTCCGTCTTCAGGGCGAGAAGTATAAGAAGTTCCTTACTGAGATGGATCCTCTGCACCCACAAATCGCATCCGATTTATTCGACCTGTCCCCTGCCGGACTATATAATAAG